TATGCTGAAGTTGGCCGAAACCCTGAATGGTCTCGGAAAACCGCGATTGGACAGCTGCTGACCTGCATCCAGAATCTTATGGATGAGGGCGAGTTCGACAAAGCAGCGGAGGTCATCTTGAAGGCCACTAAGGTTGAGGGCTGGCTGGGCAACGAAACCCAGGTCACAGTCTTCAACGGCCTCTCTGCGGCAGACTTAGAGCGCATCCGGACTAAGCTCCGAGGCGCCTCCGAGTCAAAGGAACCCAAAGTTGAGCCAAATTGACGCCGCACTAGCGGAACTAGCGGCGCTCCCAGAGTCAGAGAGACTGGCAGTCCTAGACGCTATAGAGGGCAAACGCAAAGATGAGTCCTACATTCGCTACTGGCACCCCTACGGAACCGGCCATCAGTGGGACATCTTCAGAAATTGGAAGCCCGAGGCCAAAGTGGTCCTCGTTCGAGGTGGCAATCGAAGTGGAAAATCTGAAGCCGGAGCTCCCATCGCTGTTGCTTGGGCTCTTGGAAAGGATTATTTCCGCGATGAGCCTGCCTGGGAGTGGGTACAACATCTCCCTATCCCCCCTCCGCCAAACAATATCTGGGTCGTCGGACTCGACTTCCCGACAGTAAAGAACGTCCTCTGGTACGAGAAGCTCTCAAATGGCAAGGACCACCCCGGATTCCTCCCGAGTGGCTCCGAGCGAGAGACAGTAATCAAGAAAATCTCAGAAAGCGACTTCCAAGTCTACTTCAAGAATGGCTCGGTCATCACCTGTAAGAGCGCCGATAGCGGTCGGGAGAAGTTCCAGGGCGCATCCGTGGACCTGGTCTGGATTGACGAGGAGCCGGACATCGACATCTACGAGGAGTGCCGGCAGAGAACAGCGGACTGCGCCGGCAAAATCCTTGTTACTGTTACGCCTCTTGCGGACATTTCTTCTGGCGTACGCGAACCCTGGGTCTATGACCTGCATGAGCAGTACGTCAAGGGTTCCAAAGAGATTATCTCGGTCAGTCTGAGCGTCCTAGACAACCCGTTTGTTCCCGAAGATGAGAAACGGCGTCTAAAAGAATACTGGAGCGGTAAGCCAGATGAACTCACCCGGCTCTATGGAGACTTCGTTAGACGCAGCGGCCTGGTCTATGACCAGTGGAAAGCCGAGAAACACCTCATCGCGCCTATTACCCTGCACAAGGACTGGAAACGAGTCGTTTGCATCGACCCAGCCCCAACAGGGCCCACCGCCGTCCTCTGGGCAGCCTTCGACACCTCTGGTAACATGTACGTCTACCGAGAGTACTACGAAAAGAATTTAGTAGTTTCTGAACATGCAAAGAGCATCCTGGTGCGAAATGGCTTCGACAAAATCGACCTTTGGCTCATAGACCCCCGAGGCGGTATCCAGCGCAACGCTGAGACCCACAAAACCATCGCCCAGCTCTACCGTGAGGCCGGCATCCCGGTCCGAGAGGCCAAACTACCCGAAGATTTCGGCGTCAACGCGGGCCGCGAGTACATCAACAGCACAGTCACAGCAGCCGCTCGGCACCCCTTTGTCAAGGTTTTCCGCACCCTAGATATGTTCCGGTGGGAAATCGAGCACTACGTGTGGGATTTCTACCACAATGGCCCCCTCAAGGGCACATCTAAGGATAAGCCCAGGAAGCGCCACGACCACCTCATGAACTGCTTCCAGTACCTAGCGGGCCACCGCTTTAAGTCCAGAGGCGCTCCCGAGCTCTCTGCGACCGAAAAAGCTGAATTTAGTCGCAACAACTCGTACACCTAGGGGGGTATGTGCGAATAATCCTCAAACTAATAGGAGCCATCAACAGAATGAGCGCAGCCACCGACGCAGTAGCAGCCGCCCTCGTACAGCTCGACACCGATGTCAAGGCCCTGGTAGCCGCATTTCAGGGCGCAGGGGCCGCTTCCGCAGCTGCAGTAGACGCTCAGGCGAATACTGATGCTGCCGCAGTCTCTGCAATCGACGCACAAGTCAAGGCAGTCCTTCCGGTCTAAGAGTGCATCCTAAGTTCCAAGCCGCCGTAGACTCGGCTCAGCTCGAAGCTGAGAAGGTCTTCAACGATAATCCCGTCCACGACTTTGATAAGCAGAAGATACGCTACGGACGTGACCTAGAAATCAATCTAAGCGGGGACGGGAACATCGTTTCGAACGAAATCCTGAACAAACGCCCAGTGGAGGGCCCTAAACTTGGCGGAGAAACTCCAAAAAGCAGTAGTCCTTTACATGCCACCTCAGGTGCTGAATCCTGGGGCAAGCCGAATAGGCGCTAGCTGCGGCAAGTGTGCTCTCAGGGTCACTACGCACTCCGGTGAAAACTGTGCAATCGTCCACATTGATGGAACCTCTGACACACGGGTTAGCTACGAAAAAGGCGTTTGTGGACTATATATTGGCGGCGACAGCGAGCTCGCTAACAACCCGGTGCCCACTATCCCCCGCAGCACAGCTGGTTATCTGGAAAGCCGCTCCGTACCGACGCACTGCGGAAACTGCGAGTACTACACAGCCTCTAGCGGTGACAGTCGAACCGGCGAGTGCAAGCTAGTCGAGGGAATCATCGAATTTTGGGCCTGCTGTAACGCCTGGGAGAGCAGATAAAAACATATGCCGAACCGAACGTTTTCACAGAACACATCCTGTTCTGAGCACCAGACTAAATCCACCGCAGTAACAGCCTTGGACCCCAGTCTGGCTGGGCACGTCTTCAAAGTCTACGCGGATTTCGCTATCTACGACACCACGAGCGGTCTCTTTGTCGCTCCGGAGCAAGTTACGACTAAGCTTAATGGAACCATCGTGCGAGGGCTACGCCAGTGAAAATAGAGAATTCCGAGGGGCGGTGTACAGGCGAGCACCGATATTTCGTCTGCGAGACCTTCATAGACGAAAGAACTCGCATAGCACAGGTCATTCTGGCCTGTACGGCCTGTGGTGAGCCAAAACTCAACACAGTATCCCTAAACAAAAAGGAAACAGTCTAAATGGCTATTACCGCAACCTCTGTACAAGGGCTTCCGAAGGGTGGACCTAGCGTCCCCAGTTCGGGCGTCACTGTAGCTAGCGTGGTTAGCGTCGAACCAGCGTTCACTTATCTTGTGAACCTCCTGGGCGATGGCGCCGCTACTACCTTCACTTTCAACTTCATCGACGGCGTCCAGGCGCTCTCTTACATTCCGAGCGCAGTCCTGGTGTTCTTGGCGACCCCACCGGCTACCTCTCCGGCAGCTACGGGCGTCTTGGCCGTTGAAGGCTCCAACGCGGCCCCGCGCGTCACCTCCATCACAGCGACTTCCTGCGTAATCAACTTCACAACCACACTTCCGGTGACCGCCGGCGGGACAAACGTACTGATTCAAGTGTACCGCTAAAGGAAAGGACCAGAAAACACTATGGCCTTTTCATTCTCAGGTGAGTACCCGGTACTAAGCGACCACGTTTCCGAGCGCGAACCAATCCAGGTTGTCATTAACGGCGCGGCCACCACAACGAACTACTCCACGGTGTTCATTGCGGACCGCCCCTACCAGGTTATCAGCGTTCAGGAGATTCACGCAGTCGCTAGCACTGGTGGTGCAACCACCCTTGATGTTACTAAGGATGTTGGAACCGGAGCTCCGGCTAGCGGTTCTAGCGTTCTAAACGGCACTACTTTCAACCTCGCGGCTACCGCCAACACACTTCAAACAATCCTCTCAGTCAACTCAGGAGTCTCTACATTAGCTGTTGGAGACCGCCTAGGACTGAAACTGACCGGCACTCCGACGTCGATGACTAACGTCACGCTCGTGATTGCAATCCGGTCACTCTACTAAGGAGATAAAGAATGGCTCTTCCGGTATTAGTTGACGAAACAAAATCGACCTGGGCTCGCTCGGCGGCTGACATTACGGCCTCCTTTGCGAAGCCGACCTCGATTAGCATCAATCTGCCGGCGCCCTCTCTGGGCGTCGTAACCGCTAACCTCTCTACGGATGTCCTAATCTTCCGTGCGGATGGCGGACTCTGGGATGACACTGTCTCTGCGTGGGTTCCGATTGATAGAGTCGAACTCCGTAACTCAGCGTTGACTCCAGGGGCACTCTAAGAAACTGCCTATGCCAGCGGCAATGGAGCGGGCTCTTAAGAAGAGAGCCGCTAAAATGGGCCTAACGGGCAAGAGGAAGGGCGCCTACGTCTACGGTACGATGCGGAAAACGGGCTGGCGCCCCTCTACCCAGAAGAAAGCGATAGCGAATGCCAAAAACAAATAACTATGGCAGTGATTCAGGTAAGCGTGGCTCCGGTCTTAGTGGCGGTTCAACCGGCGTTCCGAGTGCAGAAGGCGGCATCGACAGCGGTGTCCAAGTAGCATTCAAGCTCGGTCCTGAGCAGCTCATCTCTAAGAGCACCCAGGAAGAGAACTATACAGTGATTGAGCGGGAGAATCTCCAGATTGACCCCCATGCGAGCGTGGTAGCGAGCGGCAGAACTGGCCGCAACACCCCCTACGCGGACGAACATGCACCCCAGGCTAGCCCCTGCACACACGACTGGAGCAAGGGTCATGGCGCTGGCGCACCTACGCACTCCCCAGATTCCTACGAAGTCACCCAGACTGGCAGCTTCGACCAGATTGAGATGCCAGTTCCGAGTTTCAAGAACATCTCTCGACAGGAAAACCTGCCTACGAAAGGTCAACGATGAACGTCGCAGCTAAACACCAAAGTAAGATGCACTCAGCGCCGCCGGTTCACCATGCGGATATGCACTCTAGTGCAGAAGCCGATATGTCCGAAAGCTCGATGCCCATTAAAAGCCGCATCGAAGGCGAGCTCGCTGACATGCCAGGTCAGAAATCGGCTAGCCTCTCGACCGCTGACTACGGCGTCGGGAAGCACGAAGCCTATGACAGTCAGCTTGCCCAGCCCGCTTATAGTGGCCACGGCAAAGTCCGCGTTGGTACTACGAGCGCCCTCTAAGTGACACCCTGGGGGGCAGCAGCGTTCATAGGGAGTTTCGTCCTCGCAGTCTACGACGCAACCTTCACAGTGCGCCGGATGCGGAAATACGGCCTCCTAATCGAAACAAACTCGTTAGTTACATACTTAGCCACAACCATGGGAGAACTTGGCGTCTATGTGGGAGCTCTTGTACCAACTCTTCTGCTATCTACTGCTGCCGTTCTCTTTGATTCTTCGTTGGCTATTGGCACAATCTTCGGAGTGAGATTGTGCCTTTTTCAGTTTCAGCGTATCTCTCTGCGGTTAGAACCCGCTATTGATGATGCGCTGAGGTCCCAGGGTCCGGGTGGAACCCCTCCCCGCTCGGACACCTAGGCAACAAGGGCCTAATGAAACTTTGGAAGACCTCTCTGATACCATTCTTGCCAGTCGTTATTCAGTACTTAGGTTACGGAATGAATGCTGTCGTAACCGCCGCGAATAAAGGCCAGATGCCCGTTCGGGTCCCTGGCGGCGGATTCTACGAGATGGACGACATCGCGCACATCCTAATGTCAAGCCACACACATTTGAACTTCCTGGCTGACTGGATTACGATGAACAGTGGTGTGGGCTCCCCAGGTGACTGGCTGATGAACACCTCAGGGGACTTCCAGATTCCCGCCATCCTGGCATGGCTGAGCGTGATTATCTACGAAATCTTAAGGAGACACAATGCACATTCTTGAAGCATTCCTCGCAGGAGCAGTCTTAGCCGGAGTAGCTGGGTTCGTGCTGCACAACCGAATCGTAGCGAAGCTGAAGTCCGCCGCTGGCAGCGTAGCAGCCAAAGTCTAATGAAACTGCCTACTAGCACTAAGTACACGCCTGGCCAGATGGAATCCATCCTGGCTGACGTCATGGACACCAACAGAGTCCAGCTAGTCTGTGGGACCCATAACTACATCGCCCAGGAGAAGCCCCCTACGAGCACCGGCTGTAAGCAGTGCTGGCAGGCCTGGTGGACCCACAAGATTGCGACTACCCCGGCGCATCTGCGGGAAGAGCGCCTTGAGGCTGCCACAGTGATGCTACGCCACGCAAACGAGGCCTACGAGCGCGGAGAATTCGACCTCAGTCTCTTTGACCACGCCGAGGTCAGTGCAATCAAGCAGGAAAAGGACTAACCAACATGGCAGAGTTTCTCTTTGTATCCCAGTTCTCAGGAGACGCAGGCGTCACAGCGACCCTAGGCGCCGCAGCCAGCACTGCGGAAATCGTCCTGGGGACCGACCAAATCTTCTTTATTACCTGTGCGGGGGACTTCCACGTTAAGTTCGGGAACTCTGGTATGGCCGCCGCAGCCGCGTCGGACTTCCAGTTCCCCGCTAACAGCGTCCAAACGCTCGGAACCGGGGACCACACAGACAGGATTCGAGTTTTCAGTACAGCCGGCGGTGTGTACTGGATTCAAAAAATAGACCGCGCATAGGAGGGAAGTTGAATAACCAGTCTCAAGTACCACCGTTTACACTCTACGGGCTCATCGGATGCCCACATTGTGCAGAAGCCGAGGCCTACTTAAGGGCTCGCAATCTGCCAGTCAACCTAGTGGTCTCAAATGAGGACCCGATTGCTGACGCCGGTGTCAAAGCCGTCCTCGGCAGTCCGATGTATCCAGTACTAATCTACAGGCCCACTAGCGCCATCCTAACGGGCTTTGACGAGGGGAAATACAGTGAAGTGGCAAACGATTATTTTAAGCGTCTTAGCGCAGGCTCAGCTAACGTATTTGGTAGTGGACTCCAGCCTCAGCCACAAGCTCCAGTCGAAACTCCGGCTCCCAGCGCTCCTAACGGAGCTAATTAGATGCCCGGTGTGTACTGGATTCTGGCTGGCCTTGGGCTTCTCCTTCTGGGTCGGCACATCATTAGCAGACAGAGTCCTGGGCACATTAACGGTTGGATTCCTCGGCAGCGTAGCCTACGAGTTAAAAGCGAAGTACGCTCCGTGCAAAGCCTGTCAAAACAGCGTAGACGTTTCTAAGTGGAAAGTTAACTAATGGCCGCTCCTAGCTTCCAGCAAGTATCCCCAAAGGGTCCCATCGGTCCAGTTGCGACTGGGGACCCTCTTAAGGATGCCCTAGCCCGTAGCAACGCTCATATGGAGCGGATGCTGTTCTTTAGGCGCCAATACGACCAACGGCGAGCGTTCTTCTACCGCCAATACGTCGGTCAGCAAGACCGCAAGACCTTCCCAGATAACACCACCCCGCGCAGCAATACATTCGTTCCGTATCCACTCTCGAACATCGAGCAGATAGTCAGCCGAGTTTCGGATGCGTTCTTCTCCTTTGACCCCTGGTTTGAGTGCTCCGGGCGCACAGAGAATGACGAACAAGCTTCGGAGAAGATGGAGCTGGTGCTGAAATATAAGCTCCACCAAGCGCGGATTATCCATGCAGTCGAAGACCACATCCGGAACATCTCTATCTACGGCCACGCCGGCCTCAAAGTAGACTGGGACTGGGACTTCGAAGTCGCAGTAGAGCCCGCTCCGCAGTTCGCAATGGTTCCTGTGATTGTCCCAGGGCCAGATGGCAAGCCCACGATGGTCCCCGGACCTGATGGACAGCCCCAGATGCAGCCCGCCACAGACCCCTTCGGCGCTCCGATTGTCCTCCGGTACAACCCTCAGCAGAAGTTAATCCCGAGGATGCGCCCTAAGTTCACCGCGATTGACGTCTATGACCTCCTAGTTGACCCAGACGGAAAGCTCACAGCGCACATCGTAGAGAAGTCCTGGGGCCAAATGAAGCGGGAGCAAGCGCTCTCCGTCATGGCAGCCCAACAGGACCCCACAGGCACCATCAAGCCACTGTACTTTGAGCAGGGCTTTAAGGAGCTTGAGGACGCTCTCCAGGGTGAATCCGACGCAGACTCCGTCATAATCCGCATTGGAGAGCTCTGGAACGAGACCGACAACACAGTCACCATCCAGACCTTCGGGAATGACCGCGAGGCTATCTCTTGGAAGGACCTCAGAGCGAGTTTCCGCCAGGCCAGCTACAGCGGTTACAAACGCCGGATGTACGGCGGCCAAGCGATTCTCCTGTATACTGGGCCGAATCCGTTTATGCACATGAAGTGCCCGATTCTGCACACCAGCTTCATCAAGCTTCCTAACGAGGTATTCGGCCTTGGCGCAATCGAAATCATCTCAGACCTCACAGAGTCGCTCAACCGCTTTGTCAATATGGTGGCTGACAACTGGAATCTGGGCATCAACAGGCGTTATGCGTATGATACTAACGCTGATATTGACCACTCCGCGCTGAATATGTTCAACGTTCCAGGAGGCAAAGTCGGCGTCTCCGGGAACCCAAACGAGGTCATAGCACCGCTGCCGTTCTTCACCCCGAGTCGCCAGGACTACGCAATCCTAGATGTCTACAAAGGCATGATTGAGCAGACCAGTGGCATCTCAGACTTCTACTCTAAGGGCGTCGGCCAACCCACAGGCAACCGCACAGCCACTGGCATAGCGAGCATTGTCAACGAGGCGAACTTCCGCTTCAAGATGTTCATTCGGAACTACGAGCTAGAGGTGCTCCAGCCGCTCCTAGAGATGTGCTCTAGTATGCTGCAGCAGTTCATGACCAACGAGGAAGAGGTTCGCATTACGGATGCTCCGGTTGGCATCCAGAAATGGCCTGTAATCCACCCTGAGGAGCTCATCGGGAACTTTGACTTTGAGTTGGTTGCGGCGAACTACGCCACAAACAAAGTCGTTCGCCAACGCAATCTACTCGCATTCGCTAACTGGGCCTCACAAACACCCTTCTGGAACCAAGGTGAGGGCCTCCGCGAGATAGCAAAGGTCTTCGAAATCCGCAACATCAACCGCATCATCAAGAGCGACCAACAGGTCGCTATGGAGCAGCAGCAAGCGATGCAGCAGCAAATCGCTATGATGACCTTCGAGGCGCTCCTAAATCACGAGAGTAAGACTCAGCTAGAGCACACTAAGGCTAGTCTTAAGCCTAAGCCGGCTTCCGGCGGTAAGCCTGGGCGCCCTAGGGGAATCCAGCAAGAGGGAGCAATCCCTGGTGCTGGAGCAAAGAGCTTAGCACGAGGAATGGGTCAGCAATTCGGAGCAAACGGCATGGGCCTGGGAGGGCTAGATGGCGGGGAGTAAGAAAGTTTCACAGTTCCACATAGTAGAGATTGAGCGCGGGCAGGTCCCCGTGCTAGACGCAGCAGCTGCAGCCGCCGTGAGCACCCTAGAGCACCACCCAGGGTTCCAGTGGCTCCTCGCCAAACTGGCTGCAGAGCGCTTCGCTCTGAAGGACGCCCTAGAGAAGACTCGCCACAAGACGAAAGAGGACTTTGAGTTCCTTCAGTCTGGCGCAAACTGGTGTAACTGGCTCAAGACCCAGCTCGAACAGGCCCTAGCTGTGAAGAATCGGCCCGTTGAGCGCCAAGCCACCAGCTTCGAACAACAAGCTTTTGAGCAGATACTCGGCCAAATTGATGTGGTCGGGAGGAGCTCTCAGGTGACAACACCTGAAAATGCAGGACTCCCACAAGGAGAAAGGTAGAGAATGAGCAACGAACAAACAGACCAACTAGGGTGGAATCCACCCGATGGCGGTCTTACGTTAGACGAGCTGTTCCCAAATCCGGAGACAGCCCCACAAGGGCAGAACTCCGGCGCTCCGGCGTCTGCACAACAGACACAACCTGAGTACTTCCTTAAGACTGGCACTACGTCTTATAAATCATTAGAGGAAGCGGTCCGTGGAACAGAGGAGAAGGACCGAACTGTAGAACGCCTTAAGGCTGAGCTCGCTCAGCTGAAGCAGCAGGCTCCAGTGGCTCCAGCGACAACGCTGCCCGCTGAGGACTACCGCAAGACGATGTTCAAGCGCCTAGCAGAAGCCGCCCAAAAGGGTGACGAAACTGGGTACATGGATGCGCTGGCGGAGTTCCAATCTGCAACTTTAGCTCAGTTTGCACCGGCACTCACAGGTGTCTACGAAGAACAGGCAATCAACAAGGTAGAGTCGGAAGCCAAAGACTTCCGGCAGTGGCTGCATAGCCCAGACTACACGAGAACTTTAGAGCAGTTCCCGCGCTTAGCTGATGCTATCCGAGCCTCAAAATCAGACCCGCGTCTTGCAGGCCAACTAGAAGAGTTCTATAGGCTGGCCTACCGTGCGTACGCGGCTGAACATGTGAATGAACTCCAAGCCCAAGCTGCCCGTTCCAGTGCCCCAGCTCCAACACCAACAAGGCCCACCCTCCAGTCGGGCACCCCAACGCCAATCCCTAACAACCTTCCGACTAACAACGGAACCTTCAGCCGTGAGCAGATTCTTACTAATCGTGCCGCACGTCAAGAGTTCCTTAAGCAGTTCCGGGAGCGCCAGGGAGCGGCCCTAGATACCAAATTTGGAGACGTCGGCCTCTAAGAAACCCTGACGGGTTTCTTTCCAAGAGGAAGCAAATGAAGTTCCTTGAAAAAATCAATGGCCTGTTTCTGGCCATTCTTGGGTTGGCAGCGGACGTTATCACAGTTACCAGCGGAACTGTCGGCGCAGCCGGCAACACCGCAGCGGAACTGATTACGTTCATGAGCGCTCGTCTTCTCGAAGTAGCAGAGTTGAATACAATCACTGACCAGTTCGGTGAGAAGATTCCTCTGCCCTCCAATTCGTCCTTGACGATTCGGTTCGTTCGCGAAGAGAAGCTCGCTGTCTCTGCCACTCCTACCCAGTTGACCCAGGGCGTACCCCCGGATTCGATTGGTATCACCACTAACCAGTTTGAAGCCATCATGGAACAGTACGGCACAGTCATCCGGATTTCGGATTTGGCTGAGCTGACTGCCCGCCATAACATCATCGAGCGCACAATCTACGTGCTCGGTCTTCAAGCTGCGGAAGTCTATGACCAACTGATTTACAACGTCCTGGACGCGGCTGTTAACCAGTACCGTCCGAACGCCAAAGCCGGCGACATCAACCTCGTTGCCAGCGACACTGTGGGCTACAAAGACCTCGTTGCACTCGACGCGGCTCTGAACTCCAACGGTGCCCGCCCCTTCGAGGGCGGAGAGTACGTCTTCCTGACGAGTCCTCAGCCATACGCAAGTATGCTGAACGACCCTGACTTCAAGGCGTCTCACCAGTTCAACCAGCCGGAAGCTATCTGGAACGGCGAAATGGGCCGCCTCGGCGGATTCCGCGTCGTGCGTTCGAACGCTCCAGCGTTCGCAGCTAGCTCGCAAGCTACGGTTGGCGCCACTAACCTGGTGTACAGTTCGTTTGCTTTGGGCCGCTTCGCGTACCAAATCAGCGACCTCCAGAACCTGCGCGTCTACGTAATCGCCCCTGGCGGACAGTCTGACCCCTTGCAGCAAAACCGCAAGATTGGTTGGAAGTTCGCTTTCAAAGCGATTATCACGAACCAGACCTGGATTCGCCGGGTCCGTTCTAGCGGCGCAAACAGCGTCAACAACTAATGAGTGAGACTAGGAATTTCACGGGCACCGCTTCGCGGAGTGATTCTTCTAGTCAGTCTCCTGACCAAGGGGGCGCACAGCCCAGTGCGCCCTCGCAGTCTCAACAGAACTTCCCTACAGTGCTCCTAATCCGCCATGGCGAAACAGACCTTAATAAGTCTAATAGAGTTCGTGGGTGGGCGGATGTGGACGTTAGCGAGAAGGGCCGAGCTGATACTCTACGTACTGCTTCAGCTCTCTCAAACCTCCCAGTTTCAGAAGTGGTTAGCAGTGACCTTACTAGAGCTGAGCAGACAGCCGAAGTTCTAGGAAATCAGTGGTTCGCACCCGTCGAGAGCAATCGTGGTCTCCGCGACTGGAACTACGGTGAGTACACAGGGATGAAGCTTTCAGACGTCAAAGATGACCTCGAAGGGCATGTTAAAGCGCCAAACTCGAAGGTCCCCGGTGGGGAATCCTTCAGTGAGTTCGAGAACCGCTGGCGCAGCGGATTCCAGGATTTAGTTCAACGGGCTATGAGCAGCCCGAGTGGCGTAGTAGCCGGCGTTACCCACAGCCGTAACATCGCCACCCTTGAAGCATGGCTCAGTGGTAAGAAGGACCCAAAGGCACTCATCCAAGCTAGCAGCGTACCGCCAAGCGGGGTGATGGCCCTCTCAATACAGAATGGCAGGATTGTCCAGATACCGTACGACAACGGGCACCTGCAGAAGGATATTTAATGGCAACGACTGACGCACTCTCTAAGACACCCACAGCAAAGGACGCTGTAGTGCAGCCCTACAACTCCGCTAACTGGAAGACAGCCAGCGAAGCTGAGAAGCTCGAAGCGGGTTTCCAGTGGGTCGAAATCCCCAGCAAGGACCCCTACGATTACGTTTTCAAGGGCATCTGGCTGAACGGAACCGGAGCAGAGCCAGACTTCAAGCCGGGGAAGCACCTCGTCCATCCGGACGTAGCAGCTGCCCTGAATGAGCGGCTTGCGCGCTTCGCAGCGTATAACGTGCGCTTGATGCGTCCGCAGGCAGACTTGACCTCGCTGAGCCAGGTCCCAGGAAACAACTAACCTAAAATGGCCCTGTTCGAACTCGCTATCGGGAAAGTCCTAGAGCATGAAGGCGGCTACAGCGCTGGACTGCCTGGGGACCCCGGTGGCGAGACGAACTTCGGCATCACGAAGCGCTACCACCCGGACGTGGACATCAAGGCGCTCACCAAGGAAGCTGCCAGCGAAATCCTACGGACATCCTACTGGCGCTTCGACAGCGTCGAGGACCAGCTCCTAGCGAATTGCGCTCTAGACTGCGCGGTGAATCAGGGGCTGGGTTTCGCACAGAAAGCTCTGGGTGTCTGCGGGAATAGCCTCCTGGCGTTCCAAGCGCTCCGCGTACAGCGCTACCGGCACACCGCTCAGGTCCGGCCACAGGAAGCGTACGCACTTAAGAGCTGGCTACACAGAACCTACGACGTATAGAGGGGACACTAAGATGCCATTCGACCTAGGAACATTCCTCGGCAGTAACATCGGCCAAGCCTTCAAAGACATCATGGGTGTCTTCAAGGTAGACCCTACAGTTGCCCTAGAGAAACGCTCCGAGCTGGAAGCGCTCCAGATGCAGCTCCAGGGCAAAATCCTGGACCAGGTTACCGCCCAACTAGAGGTCAACAAAGCCGAAGCTGCCAGCACGAGTACATTCGTTGCTGGGTGGCGCCCAGCAGTCGGCTGGATATGCGGCTTCGCACTCGCGAGCCAGTTCATCATCGGCCCACTCTTGACCTGGGCGAGCACACTCCTGGGCCACCCTGTGACGTGGCCAGTCGCAAACAACGGCGACATGTTGACAGTTTTGCTGGGTATGTTGGGCATCGGAGGGATGCGGACGTACGAGAAAGTACAGGGCGTACCGGGCACTAGTAACCTCCACTAACTTAAAAAAGGGTGACAGCTTGAAGCATTATTATGATGTTTGCCAGAATCAGCGTGGACGCGCCATCGCAGGCGTCACCATCAATGTGTACCTTGCGGGCACAACTACCCCAGCCTTAATCTACTTTGACGAGGGCTTCACACCTAAAGCGAACCCGCTAGTCGCAGATAACCTCGGGCGGTTTGACTTCTTCATTGCGGATGGCCGCTACGACCTTAAGTTCTCCAGCCCGCAAATCACGACCTTCACGCAGCTCAACGTTGAGATTAGTGACATAACCTCAGCGAGCACCTCCGACCAGAACTGGTCCACAGAGATAGTTGGTTTCCAGAATCAAGCTTCTGTAGCGACCCCTGCTGCTGGCAGCGCTAACGTCTACAGTAAGCCAGATAAGTTCATGTACTGGAAGGACGACGCTGGCAACGAACACCAGATGGGCGGCCAGGGCGCAATCCTCCCGAATACCCCGCTAGCGTTCTCCTCGACACCTTCCTTCAACGCAGATAAGAATACTTCCTACTCTATGACGCTCACAGCGAACGTCACGAGTAGCACCGTCACTGGTTCGCCCGTAAACGGACAGCTCCTTAGCTTAACCCTCACCGAGAACTCCACCGGCGGGTTTACTTTCGTCTTTCCAGCGAACTTCGTCTTCGACCCGAACTTTGTCTTTAATACTGTAGCAAACTCTGTTAACGAGCTGACCTTTAAGTTCGACGGCACGAACTGGCACCTCATAGCGAACTCCGGTAACAGTGGTGGCGGAGGCTCGCCCGCAGGCAACAACGGTGACGTCCAAACTCGTAGTGGTGGTGGCTTCGGAGCCAGCGGAGCAAACGACACAGGAACCGCCTTCAACCTGAGCCGGGACTTCCACACCAAGGGCCCTAACCCCCTTGTGGATGTTACGATGTTCGGCGTCAGAGCGACGAACGTCTTCTCGCTTCCTCAGACAACCTGCACTATCAACGCGGCCTCGACGGCGATGACCCTGGGTGCGGCGAGCTCTTTCATTAACGGAGACGGCATTGTGTGCCGTGGTGCGGGTGCGACCACAACCCTGACTACTCCGACCGCACCAACAGTGACACCCTCTTCTGTTACTGGGCCAACTGGCACGGGCCAGACTGCAGCAAACGCCACAGGCGCAACAACCTTTCAGTACTGTGTTGTTGCAGCTGACATCGGCGGTGGTCTGTCTCCTTGCAGTGCTGTGACTTCAGTCGCTACCTCTAATGCCCTAGGCGCACAGACCGCCACAGTCTCCTCCTGGTCGGCTGCTATCGGCGGGAACTCCTCTAGCGTAACTGTAACAACCACTGCCCCGCATACGATGGTCGCCGGGACCTACATCCAGATTGTCAACATCAACGACGGCAGCATCAACGGATTCTGGAAAGTCGGCAGCGTTCCGGATAACACACACTTCGTTTTCCAGCACGCGGATATGATTCAGTTCGGACAGCCCGCAGCGGGTCCGCTTGCCGGAACTACGACGGTTTACTACTGGAACGCAGTCCACATCACGTGGCCTGAGGTTACTGGAGCTGTTAAGTACTACGTCTACGGACGTACCGCTGGCTCGATGGCGCTCATAGGCGTTACTACGATTCAGAGCTCTACGATGTGCACCCCTGCGTGCTTCTCCGGTAACCCCGGTCCGCCCGCACTGGTTGCAAACAGCTTTGACGACCACGGGGCAGCGCTGAACTTGAACAAGGGTTCTGGAGATGTCCCGGACTATGTTCCTCTGACGCCTCCGGTTGCAGCTAAGAACAGAGACCTTGTTACTAAGATTGTCTCCGGCGCAGGCACAACTTCCATTGTTGTAGCGAACGCTGCCACAAACACCGTCGCCGGTACAGTCCTAAAGATTGATAACGTCCCGAACATCACAGCTGCTATGACTGCAGCTACCACAGGCGGCTCAATCGGTGTGATGTTCTTCCCAGCCACAGGGAACAACTCCCTAGTTTATGAGACGAACTCCGCTCTGCAGATGTTCGACCTTAGCGGGTCAGGGGTTGTTAACGTTCAGCAAGCCGGTCAAATCCACCTTGGAGACATGATATACAGTCTCGGTGGCGGCACTAACGGAACCCGTATCCACTGGCGCGGTGAGCCGCAGAACCAGACCGGAGGCACTGGGAGTTTCACACGTGGAGCCTACCCGGCCATTGTGTCCTCGATTGCTAGTCCGATGTTCTACTCTCCTAGGATTACGCACTTCGACCACATCATCTTTAACAACAAACAACCTAACCAGGGGTATACCTGGATTTCCGACCAGGGCAGTGGTATTCCGAGTAGCGTCTGGAAGGATGTGTCCTTTATCACCTCTGGCGCTAACGACACTATGAACATCCCGTTCTTGTTCCGTGGGGACTCGAACGGTGGCGCTGACTTTATCTTTACTAGCTGTGCATTCATCACTGGGCCGGGCTCGCAGGCACCCGGGGTTACCACGACGCCATCCTTCTACGGCGATGGGATGTCTTCCCCGCAGTTGCACTATGACACGTTCTTAGCGCTACGCGGGATTTACTTCCGGATGTTACCGCAGGGTCTCCAAGCCACCTTCGAGAAGGTGTACGCTGAGGGCTGCATCACGCCGATTGTCAGCACATTCATGACTGGAGGTTCATCCTCACTCAGTCTAGAGCTACGCGGAGTCGTTGCGGACACAACCGGAGCACCGATGTTCACTTATTCCGGTACTCAGGGAGGCCTGGCTAGGATTACCGCGTTCACTAACGTTGGCTCTAACCAACCCTTCTCTAACGGACCTGGAGGTATCACAGTTCAGGGAGCTGGGCCGGCGCAGGCGTATGGCACGACGGGTTTTGCACCTACTGTATTTAACGCACAAGACGGCGTTATGAACACCAGTATGAGCACCTACTCTGGTTGGACCGTCAACGCTGCTGTAAACGTTCCTGGTGGACTCCAATTCTTTGTGGGTGGTGGGCAAACCACACCTACCTGTTCTGTTAGTGCGGGCGGCTCTGCTCCGATTCAAACCTGGATATTCAAAGTCGCGCCGACGTTTCGTAACGGCGCTGGGGTTTCAGAGGGTGTGTATGGACCTCAATCCAACGCCTGTGTAACCTCTAGCGGCCAGCAAACCGTTACTGTGACCTGGCCTGCGGTCCCCGGTGCAATCGGATATGACTTCGCTGAGAACAACGGCTTAAACAGCACTTTCAACGTTGTGAATTGCGCTCCGAACAGCCAGGGCGGGAATTCGACTACCTACATCCGGAATAGTAACGCCTCAGTATGCGGCTTTCCAACTGGCAATCCTGGTGGTGGTGTAACAGCTGTAAGTGCTGGGGGTGTCTCGTCACCGGCGTTTCGACTACTCAATAACTTCACAAACACGATTACGCCGTCTGTGATGACAGCGAATCGGACCCAAACCACTCCAGATGCTACGGGGACGTTCCTCTTAGATACTACAACGACGACCTCTGCTGGGTTAGCGCCTTCGCCGTACGATAACTTCTTCCGCGCAAACGGTGGTCTAGGAGCTAACTGGACTCCGTTTATGACGGGCGTCGGCACAGTCTCCATTTCTTCCAACGCAGTCATAAGTGGCAGTGCGACCAACGCAGTAACAGGTTCTATCTGGACGGCGACTCCGTTTCTTAGTGACCAGTACGCAGAAGCCACAATCGCTTCTGTACCTGCAGGAAGTGCTCAGGTTGGCGTTGGAGTCCGCCTCTCCGGAACAACGAGCGGTCAAGGCTACCTCTGTCAGCACGTTGCTACTGGTCTGTCACTCTACCGGCTAATCGCGGGTGGCGAAGCGTTCCAAGCTACTACAGCTCATAACGCGGCTGTCGGCGACAGAATTCGGATGTCTATAGTTGGGAACAACTATACCTGTTCTGTGACGTCTGCTACGGGTGTAGTGACCTCTCTTTCTAATACGGACGCAAACTTTCCAACTGGCAACCCTGGAGTTACCTTCTTCAACGCCAACGGCGGGTCGCTGACAAACTTCACCGCTGGCACCATCCCGAACAACATAGCGTATGTCACAACAACCCTTGGAGAGCAGCAGTTCAACGGCATCAACCACTTCATGGGGCCCACGATTTTCGGGAACTACCCCGGCGTTTCGACTGGCTCTGGACTGACTAACGGAAATCTTTACATACAGGGTGGTATCACAGACCTGTCTGTTAGCTCTGGGGGCTACCTCTGTACGGATGCTAACAAGAAGTACACCACTAACTGCACAACCGGATGGTTCGATAACACCTCTAACGGCATCGGTAACTACACGAACGTCTCGAACTCGGTTGTTATCACCGCCGGCCAGTTCGCTGGCAACACCGCTGCTGTCTGGAACGCCGCGTACGTTAACTCGATTAACTTCTCGAATGACCAATACGCAGCTATTACCCTCAGCACAATAACAGCGGGCTCTTCGGAAGTTGACGCCTGCGTTAGGATGCAGACCGCAAACTTCAGCGGATACTGCGGTGGCATCAACACAAACTCGAATACCTTCTTCCTGAAGCGCGTAGCGAACGCTGTAACCACGACGCTCGCTAGTACTGTGATTACCCCTGCGGTTGGGGATTACTACCAAATCACCGCCGTTGGCAGCAACATCACAGTTAATCGGTTTGCGAATGGAGTCCTTGTAAACACCCTAGGGCCCATTTCAGACGCTACCTACACCAGTGGCAAGGCCGGTATCGGTATCTTTGGGAACTTCTCCAGAGGCGATAACTTCGAAGCCGGGAACATCGCTTCCCTTGCTAAGCTTAACCAAGAGCAGGGCTGGACAGCGCCGCAGCACTTTGTGAATGGGATTTCCCTTGGGAATTCCCTCGGCACCACAGTCCTTCTGACGTCTAGTGGGAATAGCGGAGTAGTTGCTGAAACCAGCGGCACTCTAACTAGCGGAGACATCCCTAAGTTTGATGCTAGTGGCAACGTCATAGACGCCTCGATTGCAGCTACAGCGCTAGTCCTAAACAACGCCGCGAACACCGGCACTGCTGCGATGACACTCGATATGAGTGCCTCGACGAGTGCGGCGGCCCTTAGGGTGCCGAACGTCGCTGGCGCAAGCTCCACGACCTCTGGCGTCCTAAGCTACGACACCACCAACAAGAACATCCATACCGGCGCAAACGCTGTGGACAACATCGTCGGGATTATCCCGTCGAGCATCGCCCCAGCTAACAATGACTGTGTGAAGTGGACGCTTGCTGCGGGTGTCCTCACACTGAATACAGCGGGTGCTGCTTGCGGGTCGGGTGGCGGTTCTGGTGCCCTTAGTGCAATAACAGCCGCCGTAGGCAGCAACTCGATTAACAACGGTGACAACGCTCAGACTTGGAATTGGGCACTTACCACCGCAGCTAAGACAGCCTTTAAGTTTACTGAGAACGTCGCCGCCACCTCAGGCGCTGGTGCACAGTTCCTCGTCGGAATCGCGACCATCCTAGGTTCGACTGCGACGCCTCTGAATGTGTCTGCTTCCTTGAACGGAACGCAGACCCAACCGACTGTGTCGATTACACCGACTTGGAACACCTCCGGTGTGGTGGATGCGGCTCTCTTAATCAACGCGGTTAACACCGCCTCTGGTGCGGGCTCGCTTCTGATTGACGCCCAAATCGGTGGCACCTCACAGTGGAAAGCTGACAAAGCAGGGAATACTATTCAGCTAGGGGCTGCCTCTCTGGGCAGCTCGGCACCTACTTGCACCCCCGGCTCTGGCGGTGGAAGCTGCCTAAACGAGGGCACTGGACCGAGTGCTGGCGCTAACTACGACACACTCTACGGCAGTTCTGCTGACCATATGCTGCATCAGACTCTGAATAATGGACCGGATGTTCCGGTTCCAAACAGAGTGATGCTCACGAGTACCTACACGAATGCCACTACGACCGCCAGCAACATCACTGGGTTGGCGTTCTCCGTCGCAGCCAGCTCTAACTACGGACTGGTGTGTAACCTCTACTTCCAGGGTTCACTCGCTACTGCCGGCCTCGACATCACCATCACTGGCCCGGCGTCGCCCACGAGTGTCTTCTACAGCTATGATGAGTTCCCGACTGCCTCCACAACGCAGGACATCGTAGCCAGCGCGTTCTCTACTAAGCTCACCGGCAACACCAGCATAACAGCAACCACGAACTTCCACGCTACTATCACTATGGGCTTGCGAAACGGTGCCAACGCTGGCACTGTGCAGGTCCAGGGTTCGGCAACCGGAACCGGCACCGTGACTGTTCAGGCCGGCAGCTTCTGTGTGGTATCCTAAACTATGTCACTAGCTACTATATTCTACTGTCAAGCTTCAGCAGGCTCTAACAACGGCACTACCTGTGGGAACTGCTACGCTGTCCATGATGCCACGAATGGCTTCAATGCGGCGGCTAAGTGGGGTGCAGGCGCTACGCAGATTGGCAGCGACACCGTCGTCCACTTCTGCGGCACCTACACAGGCACAGCCGGCGAACAGGATGTCTTCTTCTTCCAGGGCAGTGGTACTAGCGGCCACCCGATTACACTGCTGTTTGAACCGAACGCTAAGCTCACTAGCCCTGTGTGGGGGACCTTTACTGGGGCGCCGATTACAAACCACCAGAGTTTCATCGTAATAGATGGTGGTACAAATGGAATCATCGAGAACACCGATAACGGTTCCAGCCCCCTGGGCCACAACCAGAACACCGGGGCTATCTACAGTGATGGCTCGAACGTCACAATCCAGAACTGGCACATCAACAACCTCTGCCAGCATACACTGCTGACGGACACAAACGTCTGCGGAACGAGCGGCTCTAATCCGTTTGCTATCCAGTGGGCCGGCTCGAACAACCTCATTCAGAACAACGTTATCCATGATGTCTACGGGGCAATCCATATGTCCCAGGGCACCACTGACACCAACAACGAGGTCAAGAACAACGTTATTACCCGGATGAACTGGGGCATCTCAGTTGCGCTTATTGGAAGCTCAAACTCCGGCACCTTGAAGATTCACAACAACGACATCTCCTCGGCTGTGAACTGGGATGAGAATGCGAACAACGCCCACCATAACTGTATCTTTTTGTTTCAGGGTGCTGGTGGAGCGGAATCCGGCGTCACAGATATCTACTCTAACTACTGTCACGGGGACTTCGGTATCCACCAGACGAGTCACATCTTCATCGACCCGAACGGCGGCACCGTCACGAACATCCGGATGTACAACAACATCCTAGACAACACTGGCAGCACTAACGGTCCTGGCAACGGGTTCATCACCGGAGCTGGCACTTCAGGCGGCCAGATTTACAACAACACGATTTTCTGTAACAATCATGGGTTCGCCGGTATGAAGATTGACAACACCGGGACCACCATCAAGAACAACATCGTCTCTACGTGCCCCGTAGGAATCTCTGTTAATACCGGTAGCTCGCTAACTGCGAGCGACAAGAACGTCCTCTACAACCTAACAGGCAGTGCTGGGACATTTATGTTCTACAACGGCACAAGCTACGGTTCAGTCGCTGCTTGGACGGCGGGAACCGGCTTTGACGTAAACAGCACAATTGCAAACCCGAATCTGAATACCAGCTCGAACCCTGTGTTCCAACTTCAGGCTGGCAGCTCCGCGCACAACATAGGCGCAGACCTGACTAGCTTAGGGATTATCCCCCTTGATTCAGACTACCTCCTTATAGCCCGGCCTAATGGCTTAGCCTGGGACGCGGGTGCATTCCAACTTGGTAGCAGTGGTGGAGGGAGTAACATCGGAGTAGTTCAGGCCTTTAACGCACTTTTCTTCTAGGAGACATATGGCACACAACGTAGTACTGACTTGGTCCCTTCCGGCGGATGCAGTCGCTGGCAGCACCTACAATGTCTATCGGGCACCTGGAGTTTGTGGTACAGGGGGGCAGGTATTTGCTAAGCTTAACTCAGCCGGGATTGTTCCGCTGACATACACAGACAGCACGGTTGCCATCGGCAACTCGTACTGTTACTACGGAACGCAGGTTCAAAACGCAGTCGAGTCCGCAGCGAGTAACACAGCTGGGGGAACTGTGATTCCGAATACGTTTACGATTCAGCTTGTTTCTTCATAGGAGCCCTAGGTGGCAGACCCGATTAACTGGCAAGACGTAGTCGAGAAGATAGGCCGCATTGATGAGAGGACGGAAAACCTCCACAGAGTGGTAGTAGGAAACGGCCAGCCTGGTCTGCTCCAGAGAGTCTCCGACCTAGAGGGCACGAGGAATCGTGCCCTTGGGTTCACTGCAGCCCTGAGCCTGTTCTGGGCCATCCTAGTAGCTATAGCTAAGGCAGTATTCTGGAAGGGACACTAACTTGTCCACAGTAACAGGGAATATCTTTACACTCACAGGGGGCGCCCTCACGACGGGCACCGTTCAGTTTGTCCTGACTGCGTTTGGAAACAACCTCCCGAGGGTCATCAGCTCTAACATCATCCTGCCGATTAACCTAACGGTGGCTACAGATGGCTCGGGCTTCTTCACAGCGGTTGTCCAGGGGAACGACACGATTGACCCTGGAGGCACACTGTATGCGGTCTCGTTCTTTAATCAGGGCTCAGTCCTAGGGCCGTTTCTCTTTGACATCGCCGGTGGCGCAGTAGACCTGAACACCCAGGCAGTCATAACGAGTGATGTGCCGCCGATTATCCCGACGAACATCCTCTCGACGAACAACACCTGGACGGGCACTAACTCTTTTATGGGCCCGGTGACGTTCGCTACCATCGTGTCGATGCCCTACTTGAAGCTGCAAGAGGCTGTGGCACCAGCAGGGGTCATAGGATTTGACCTCCTCTACGGAGATAGTTCGACCCATAGAATCTCCTTTAAGAACAACAACGGCAGTGGAACCGCTGTCGTTGGCGCAGCTACAACTGATGTTCTCACGAACAAGACTTTTGCAGTCTCCTCGAACACGCTGAACAACTCCGTCAATACAGCCGGCCATGTCCTGCGGAACAACGGCACCCAGTACGTTGATGCTGTCTTGAGCCCGTCGGACCTATCCGGAGGGAGCACAGGGTCTGGCGCAGTAGTGCTTCAGAATGCGCCTACGATTAACAGCCCGGTGATTTCGACCATAACTAACACCGGCACCCTTACACTGCCGACCACGACTGACACTCTGGTTGGCCAAGCCACATCAGATGTGCTGACGAACAAGACTCTTACCAGCCCAGTTCTGAACACCAGTGTCACTGGTAGCGCCCTCCAGGGAACTGATACTAAACTCCTAACTGCGGGCACAGTATCAGGAACTGCCGCGCCACTCTGCACAGATGCCAATGGCGGCGCGACGACTTCGGGTTGTGGTGTTGTGGTTGGTGCGACGGTTATCCGGACAGCCACTACAGCCGGTTGCGCTACAACCTCAAGTAGCTATGATGTCTGCAACAACACCCTGACGTGGAGTGGTGGAGGGTTCGTTGACTCCTCGTACATTCCGGTCTGCAACTGCCAAGACAACAACGTCATTGGTGGAGGCACCTCAGACGCAGTGACTCTGACTATAACCTCCTTCAACAACACCACGATTACCACAACGACCCAGACCCAGCGCTCGAACACAGCGCAGTGCAACGCGGTCTTCTGCATAGGAGTCCACCCGTAAGTTATGACTATACTACAGCAATTAGGGGCAGGAATCTCCACCCCCGGCAGTGACTCCACAACCACAGTCCGCGACATCGCAGCCTGTGTCAGCTTGGATGTTCGGAAGGTCGTAGACCCGAACAACCCTAACGTAGGCGCTAGCGACACGAACATTCTGATTGACTACACAAACAGAATCTCCTTGGACCTCCTACGGCACAGCCGCTACACCTTCCTGATTGCGGGGCCTGTGGGCTTTAACACAGTCGCCACTCCACAAGGAGTCACACCGTTCAACAACCAGTACTGGGTTGGCCTGACTGGCGCAGCTCCCGTCGGCACCATCGACACCGGCCTCGACCTTAGTGACTTCGACAGCATTAAGAGAGATACAGTCATAGACTATTCAAACTTTAAGCGCTTAGCGGTCTCCGAGCTACAGCCTGTGTCTCAGGAGTTCACGCTGCCGGCTAAGCCCCGTATCTGGCAGGTGCTCTCGGATGTGCCAAACGTCATCACGTTGTGGCCGCCTCCGGATGGCTCCTACAACATCCAGTTCCGGTATTACCAGACTCGGAACATCCTGACGAACCTAGGACAGACGATTCAGGTTCCGGACCGCTACAAAGACATTGTCTGCCATGGTGTGACCTGGCTGACGTACCAGTATCTGAAGAGCTACCCTGAGGATGTCCTCGCGTACAAAGAGCTCTATATGTCTGGCAAGACTCAGATTATCAAGGACATGAACTTGTTCCCGCGTGGCGAAGAGTTCGTGCGGCCTGACCCGAGTGCTGTGACGCGCCAGACAACTACAGGCATCGGACTCGACTCCGGCCTAGAGACGAGCATACCATAAAACGCTTACTGTTTCTGCGGCACACAAAGACTGCTTTTAATAGTGAGCCAGTACGGCTCAGAGGCTGTATTGATGTGCCGTTGAGCGCTGAGGGATTCGCCCAGATACCTGAGGTCGTTGGGCGCCTCAAGGAGAAACACAAGGATGTCAAAGCCGTCTACAGTAGTTCCCTTGAACGGGCCAGTATCCTTGCAACCGCTATTGCCCACGAATACGGTCTCACAGTTACGAAGCTACCAGAGCTCCGCTCTTGGGACTACGGCGTACTTAACGGCAGACGGGTTTCGGATGTACTGGATGTACTTGGAACCCTCTCAACTGGAGCTGGACGAGACCTTGCCCCCAAAGCCGGAGAGAGCATGAATGATTTCCTAGAGCGCTACACGAAGGCGCTCTCTGACATTATTTACCATGCGCCCGAAGAAGGGGTTGTGCTTGTAGTGACGCACCTGCAGAACATCATGATGGGCGGTTCGTGGCTGAAGCAGGGCCTACCGGATGTCCATGACTTTGCGTATGAATACAGTGAAACGAATGAAATTCCTCCAGGCTCTACGCTGGAGTTCCACCGAGAGTGGACTAACGGAGTGCACTCCTAAATGCCTGAAGGCGCAATCGTAACAGAATGGGGCGGGCAGTTTAGCCGAGGTCTCTGGCGCTACATCCGCCCGAGGTTCGCAGCCGCAGGTCAGGATTCGTTCTCTGACCCCCCAGGCCAGAACGAGGATATGTTCGAGAGCCTCGTGAATGTGATGCCCCCTGTGCAAGGGGACTTTGACCGGCGCTGGGGGTACTCGTTGTTTAACGGAAGCGTGCCTATGGGCGCTGCTCCGAACACCAGTACCTACCCGATGTATCTCTGGAATAATGACCCCCCAGGGGCGGCTAGACTGCTCCTCCAGAGCACCAGCACGGGCTTCTACAGTGTGGCTGAGGATGGCTCTTCGATTGGGAACACAGTGACTCTGCAGGCTCCGGGCGCCCACGGACAGACCAGCCGAGGCCAGTTCTATGTAGCAGACGGCGTGCTCCCGCAGGCGTGGAGCCCTACGCTTGGGAACAGCACAAGGAACTGGGGCATTGACATTAACAACGCAGCCGTAGGGCCTGTGGGCCCGGACAGCCCTGGCACAGTCGCTACGAGCGGCTCGCCTATCTGGGTGAACCCGAATAACATTAAGGTCGCAGACGGAGTCTTTAGTACTGTGTCAGTCTCTGGAGGAGTTCTCCCTGGGGGCCTTGGCACAACCTTCGCAAACTCTGGGCCTATCACCGCGACTAATTTTGGCTTTGCCCTGACACCGGGGACCACCATAGTCGGTGTCCTAGTAGAAGCTAAGGCTAAGGTAGTTGAGTCTGGCGGCACTAAGAATGCCAGCCAGGTCCAGCTCACGATGAACCTGACGTTCGGGGGCGTCCAGATTGGGACCTTTAAGTTCGCTCCTATGACCCCTGGAGCTGCGCTGGCGTATGTCTCAGGTGGCGGCTCGACGGACCTCTGGGGCGCCTCTGTGAGCTCTAGTACTGTAGATGACACAACCTTTGGAGCCACGCTGTTTGCGAATGGCGGCTGGAGCAACGCAGGCGGGGGCACGGCGAGCACTCTGGCGTTCTCTGTGGACCACCTTAGGATTACAGTGTTTGTGAATGCGCCTCCTGTGCAGATTCTAGGAACGGCTGGCGGCTCTGTCACACTGGTCTCAGGAAGAATTTACCAGGTTACCTTCTATAACTCCCAGGTTGCGCCGCAGCCGTTTAGCGGGCTGAACCTTCCGAGCGCATCCACCGGGCCGCTGACAGCGCAGCAGATTTCCCTCGGCTCTATCACAGTATCAAACGACCCGCAGGTAGACCGGAAGAAGCTCCTAGCGACTGCTGATGGCGGAGACCTCACCACTCTGTATGAGCTCGCTGACCTTCCTAATGCTCAGACTACCTACACGGATAACACTCCAGAGCTAACGCTTCTACTCTCTAACCAATACCAGGCTGTGCTGACGGACGGCACTGAGGTCGGCGTTGCTGACAACACGCCGCCGCCCGCAACCTGCAAATACCCAACTCTTCATCGTGGACGGATGTACTGTATCACTGGGAGTTATGTAGTCTTCTCTAAGGCTGAGGAGGAGCTCCTGACGCCGACGGGCATCCTAGCTGGGCGCTTCGAGGAGTCCTTCCCAGTGCTGAATAGCTTTCCTATCACAAACCTAGGGGAGACTGGCCGGGGGCTTTTAAGTGACGGGACGGTTCTTTACATCGGAACGAACCGCAGAGTAGTACGGCTCTTCGGAGACGGGCCTAATACATTCCTGAAGCCCCAGGTGCTCTTTGACAATGTAGGAGTGCTGAACCAGGAAGTCTGGAGTATGGTACTCATCGAGGGGAACCCCCTAGGTGCGATGTGGCTGACACCGGACTACCGCGTTATGGGCAGCGACTTTAACACCTACCAAGATGTCGGCACACCAATTCAGAACATCCTAGACAGTATCAACAGAACTGCAGCCCCTGTGACTGCGTGGGCAGCGAACGTCAACATCTCTGTGTTTAACCTGTGGGTCCTAGCGGTCCCGACTGGTTCGAATACGCAGCCAGATACACTGCTGGTCTTTGACATCAAGGGCCGGAAGTGGTATACGTGGAGTCTGACGGATACTGCTGTCTCCGGTTTCTGGTGGGTCACTCTAGCTGGGCAGCCACAGTTTGTCATCCAGGCGGCCACAGGCAAACTCTATGTGTTCGACCCGAGCTTGTTCCAGGACCGCGTAGGGGATACGCCCCAGAGCTTTCCAGTCACTATGCGGACGAGTTGGCTCGCACTCGGCGATGGGACAGCCAGGAAGCTCCTGAATGAGGCAGAGATTTCCACCGCAGACCAAGGCATGACTTTGACTGTAGAGGGCGCAAGCTTAATCTCAGAGTTCAACAACCCGCAGCTAGTCGTGCTGAATGCACCGCTGGTGATTAAGCCCCGAGGAGAACTCGTAGTGTACTTAGCGGGCAGCACGACTCGTGAGCGCTACTACCGCTTCACATTCAACGCTACGGATGCGGCGACGGACCTGCTCCGGAGCTTCAACGTCCAAGGGCGCATCCTTAACAGACTCTGATGGCACTTACTATAACAGATGTCCAGAGGGACTTGCCGAAGCTCAACAGCGAGCTAACGCGGCTGGATGAGCATGAGCGCCGCTTCAGAGACTTAGAGCTGAAGCTGAATAACCTCTCTAGTCACTCTGCTGTGGAGTCCAAGACAAACGGAGTCCAGAACCAGAACAACATAGCATTCGTCTGGACAGGCGGCACACTTACGATTAGCTGGGCTGCTGCCTACGTAAAAGACCACCAAGGGCATTACGACCCGATTCCTGCGGGTAGCCAAGTCGCCCTACCGAACACGTTCTACTGGGCTGGCTGGAACCCAGTGCACCTCACGATGAGCTTCAACACAAATTTAGACCAACTGACTAAGGTAGAGAACGTCCTGGTGCTGTGTCAGTTCTTCACAGGCACAGGCGGGCAGACTGGCACTCTGGGTGGCGGTGGCAGCGTTCCGAATGCCCAGGGTCTAAACGGAGAACGCTTCAAGAACTTCTAGGAGAGGGATAGTGGACAACATACGTTTCGCAACACCAGAGGAAGTCGAATCCATTAAGGAGAAATCAGACCTGCAGCCGGGGTGCATAGTCCTGGCGTTTGAGAACGCAGCGACGGGCAAGCCGGACCTAGCTGTGATTCGGCTGGCCCACGAGGTAGACCCGGCGTTCTTCGCAGAGGGCACTACAGACCGGCGCAAAGCTCAGTTTATGTGGGCCCTAGCGCAGCATCTGCGGCTCAGCCAAGTGCCGAGCTTTTACTTCCAGAGTGACGTAGCGAATGAGGCTTGGCACAATGTAGCTAAGACCTTCGGTGCTATCCAGGTTTCACCCGGCCCAGAGTTTCGTTTCAAAGTACCGCTTTCCTAAGGAGCCCACAGTGGGCACAAAGCAAACAACAGACCAATCAACTAAGTTTGACCCGCAGTCGATGAACCGGTACCAGGGCTGGCAGAACTTCATGGCCACTGGCCAGGGCTTTGGTATGCCCGGTCTGAAGAGTAACAGTGCGCCTATGGGCTCCGCTGGGAACCTAGGTGCGGCTATGCAGGGCTGGGGCGGGCTGCAGAGCTTCCTCAGTAATCCCTACGGGAACCCTAGCTACAACCTAAATGTCCAGAATCAGACCAAGGGCGCTAGCGCTCTAGCTGGCCGGGGCATGAGCAACGCACTCCTAAACTTCAACCGCACTGGTATGGGCGGCACCATGAACAGTGGTGTGATGCAGAGCTTGCTCGGCAGCTTGAACCGCTTTGGCTCAGGGCTGCAGTACCAGGGCTTCCAGAACGCGAACCAAACGGCTCAGAACAATATGTGGAACGCCGCGAGCCTCGGCAGCAGTATGTTCCAGCCGCTCCAGACTGGCTCTAAAGCGACTCAGTCTACGGGCGGGCTTGGGACTTGGCTACCGCAGCTCATAGGCGGTGGGCTCGGCCTCGCTACTGGAATGGCTGGCGCTGGGATGTTCGGCGGCGGGGGCGGTGGCACAAACACTGGCTTCGGCGCAGGGATGCTCCAGGGAGCTGGGATGTCTGGCACTGCGAACCCTATGAGTGCGTGGTCACCTTATAATATGCAACTCACGCCGCCAGGTGGTGGCGGAGCGAGTTTCCAACCTAATGGATTCCTTCCAGGCGGGTTAGGTTAAGAGAGACATAATGCCTCCAACAGCGAGTAACCAAGGTTTTGGCAAGGGCTTTCAGAGTCTGCTCGGGATGGGCGGAGCCGGCCCCGACACGAGCGGCGATGCTATCAACGCGCTGCTCCAACAGTTCGGCGGCATTAATGTGCCGGCGCCTCAGCAGACAGGACTGTTCGAGAATACTGGCTGGGGTGGCAGACATCCGGCGCTCAGCGGCGGTCTTGACAACGCCCTCATAGCGCTCGGGAATATGGGCCCAACGGGTCCGACTGCCGGAGACAACATCTCGAATGTAGCCAGAGGGCTCCAGAGCATTGGGCCGACTCGGCAGATGCAGCGCCTGGCTCCTGTGATGGCAGCGCTCCAGATGGCACAGGGTGTCGCTGGGCTCCAGCAGTCCGCAGCTAACATAAACCGTGAGGGTGCGATGGCGCAGTACTACGGCGGCAGGAATGCTGCTAGCGAGTACAACGCACAAGCCCGCTTACAGGGTGTGATGGGTCGCGCAGGGCTAGCAGCAGCCTCGGCACAGCACGGACCCCAGATAGGAATTGACCCGGCGACTAACAAACCCGCTGTGATGGTTCCGACTACAGATGATGATGGGAATCTGAAGTACATCGCGCATCCAGAACTGGATGTCAACGAGTTTAAGAAGGGCCAGAAGAAGCGCGCTACAGATGCGATGCTCGGGAACTCTGACCCCGCTACCGCGTTCCGAATGATTAACGGAGACCCACCGGATGACCCGAAGGCTCTCTCCGAGTACGGAAAGAAGTTTAACGCACACCTCTTGAAGTTTAGAACTGCAGGTCCGGGTGTAGGTGCTGGGGCTGCAGGTGAGCGCCAAGTCTCCGGGAACTGGCACAGCGACCAGAGCAAGCTCTTCACAGGGCTCGTTGGCAAGGAACCTGGCAAGGACCAGATTGAGAACGAAGCCATCTTGGAATCACAGAAGAGCGGTTTCAAGGTGACTCCCCAGGAAGCTGAGGCTAAGGTCCGCAGTAACAGAGAGCAAGTCAAAGGGCAGCTCCAGAAACACTGGGGCGACTTCTCGCTGCTCGACGAGGATGAGCAGCGCCGTCAGGGCGGCATCATGGGCTACCTCCAAAAGCAAGGGTATGACCCGACTACGAATAAGTTCGGCCCAGTGGCCCGCACAGGTGCGCCACAGGCGGCGGCTCCGAACGTTATGGGCGGTGGCGCTAAGGCCACGGCACCCAGCCCGAAGGGCCTCGACCCCGCAGTACAAGCAATCATAGATAGTCTGAATGGACCCCGCTAGATGCCAGATGACGATAAGCTCGGCGCAGCACTCAGCGCACTCAGCCCGGAGCAGCTCCAACAGCTCCACACAGCGACGTACCAGATTCGTACGGGGGCTGTCTCTGGGAACTTTGATACCGCTAAGGTAGGGCGCCTCTGGGATGCTATCCAGCCAGTTGTGGCTCGGGGTGGCGGTCCGGAGAAGTCCGCCCAACAGCAGGTTGCGATGCAGTCAGCCGCACCGGGGAATCGCCCTGGGGGTGTCTTCACTCCTAGCAGCGGTGCCCAGCGCGGCATGGAGACTATCCTCTCTAGAGCTGAAGGTGGTGGCATCACGGACCCAAGTCAGTTCGAGAGTTATCTCCAGAATCCTGCGCTGCCGAAGACGCAGTGGCAGGCATTCCAGGCTGGGGTTGCGGAATCCGGAACCCAGCTAGCTGCTGGGAACTTCGCCACACCTGGTGGCGCTGTGATGAACCTCTTGCCACTCGCTGAGGCTAAGCTCCTTAAGACCGGAGCTGAAGCACTCCAGGCAGTCCGAAGCTCTATGAACCTGAGCCGTGGGGCGGAGGCCGCAGGAGAGACTGCAGCCGCAGTTCAGCACGCAGCTGACGCACACGCCAGCCTACAGACCGCAATCAGAGCTAAGCAAGTTCTTCAAGGAACTGCCGCAGCTCGCGGCACTGTGTCCGCTGGCTTCGCAGGCCAGGGCGCATACCAGGCTGTTACTGGCAGAGACGACGCAGAGAAGATAGCCGGCCTTGTGCAATTTATGCAGGGCTCCGTTGGTATGGCCGGGGACGTAATGGGCTACCGAGGTGCTGGGCGCAGCATGATGGCTAAGGCTGTGCCGGGGATGGAACCTCCGGGCGCTACGCCGATGCCCCCGAGAGCTCCACAACTGCCAGAGAGTGCATCTCCTGCTGGCACACCTGTAACGCCTGCGGCGACTCCGACACCTAGTACTCCCGAGAGCACTATCGGGCCTAAAGAAGCGAAGCTCGCTACGGTTCGAGCAACCACGCCGGAATTCGCAGCGGCTCAGCGAGACGAAATGATTTCTCGGGCGAAGGCGATTCAAGCGCATCCAGCTGCGACTCCCGAAGACCAGGCGTACGCTGCAAAACAGCTTGAAGAGCTTGGAGCCGCATTGCCGCGTACTGCTCCTCTAGCACCGCCCTCTGTTCAAGATATTGCAAAAGGTATAACTGCGACGAATCGTCCAAAGGACCTCCCACAGGAACAACTCCAACAGATTGCAAGTCTGAATCAAAAGGACGCCCTAGCAGCCGGGCTGAAGAGAGATGACTGGCTAGCGGCCAGGGCCGCTATGAAGCGGATTTCTGGGCCAGTCTCTGTGCAACCACCAGCGACTCCGAGCGAGAACGTCCACATCACACTGAACCGGGCCCTCAAAGGATTGCGCCCTGGGGATGTCGTTCCAGCTGTGGCTGCGATGGCGAATCAGCCTGTCCCAGAGCAGGAGAAACTCGCTGCTAGTATGGACCGGCGCAGTGTGGCCGCCCAGCAGCAATTAGATGAGCTGAATCGAGTTGTGAACTCGAAGGACACCGCCGCAGAGATTACAGAGCTCCTGCATGGCAGAGTCGGCTTGTCCGAAGTCAAAGGCGGTGACATCGGCGTTGATGCCCAGGGCCGCACAGTGGTGCAGCCAGGAACTGAAGAGGGTGGCGACAAAGTCACTAGCCGCTACGGTTACAAATATGATGTCTCCGACAGCCAGCGGCAGGTCCTAAACTTCATACTGTCTGACCGCGCTCCAACGGGCACCCGCTGGACTGAGCGCAACGAAGAGGGCCGGGCAATCCCACCGCGTAAGCTCTCCGACGAGGACAAAGCTTTCGTGGCACAGCAGCACGGTGTGATGGCCGGGAAGATAGCTGAGATTCGCCAGAGCGGCTTGCACCCAAGCCCAGAGCAGCTAGCTGACATCCAGCAGCACGTTGATGTAATCCAAGCCACAACAGGGAAACGCTTTACGTATGAACGCGCCGGAAAGAGTCAGCCTACGGTCGGCGAAGACGGTGTAGTGCGTTACCCAGGGGTTGGAGATTCGCAGCAGTTCTGGAATGAGCTCCTGAAGCGCAGCGGGGCTACAGGCCGGGCAGAGCTCAGCAAGCAGAGTAAGCCTGATGACGCGACCATTGACAAGATTCGCCAGCGTCTGATACACGAAGCGGCGCTTTCTAAGACCATCGCTAGTACTATCCGTAAGGGCCTCCCGTCTGACCACGTTGAGAATCCAGCTGCGCCTGCGAAGGTGCCTCAGAATGCTGTGGCACCAGCAACGAAGTCCATAGAGCTCTCCCCAGAGATGGTCGCTAACAAGTACGGCCTCCAGTATCGGGGTGAGGTTTCCCCTGGCACGCAGGTCCATGACTTCCGGCATCCTGATGGCGGCAGCTTTGCACTGCGAGCCAGTGAGCTCGGGAACGATGAGTTCATCCAGGCGAAGCTCGCTAAGAGAGCCCAGGAAATTAAGCCAGAGGAGTTGCACCCGGTTGCCGCAGCTAAGGCTGAAAAGACTGTCACTGTTAAGCGATATGATGAGGCTGGCAATCTCATGGCTGAGGCGCCGATGCGCGTTCCAGCTACGCTACCAACCAAAGAACTCACCGCTGGTGAAGCGCACGAAGAACTCCAAGCAACAAACAGGCACCTAGCTAACCTAGAGAACAAAGGCCTCGGCCAGTCCAAAGCAGCCCAGCGTGTCCGCAAGACGATTGACCAGCTCCAACGTGTGGCTCCGCAGTCTGCTGAGGACACCGCGCACCTCCAGAACATAGCTAGCAGCGCTATCAGAACGGTAGAGCGGGCTGAGCGGCAGAACGCCCCTAAGACGTTCATGGAGCCGATTAACCGCGTAGCCGAAGGCAAAGGCGACGCCATCCTAGCGCTCCTCGGCTCTACAGCTGGCGAAGAGGTCCCAGCGAAGTGGCTAGGGGACATCCTCAAACTGCACGATGCCACAGTGCCTGAGGACCGGGACTTCCTAGCGTACACAGCGATTCAAGCAGCTCAGAAGGCTGGCATCGAGGATACGAAGTTCCTCGCTAAGCGGTACGGAGGTGCCTTAGAGGCGCTGTACCGTGGGCTCCGCAAAGGCGATGGGCCAGCAGCTCTGCAGGCTGCGACTCGCTGGGCGGAGACCGGAAAGCTCGGCGTAGCAATTCCTAAGAAGGGCCAGGAAGGGTTTGTTGTCATACCGCCGTTCATTCCGCACATCCTGAATGAGCTCGGGAAGTACGCCAGCAACGCAGCCGTGACTACGAAGGATGTCCTGGATTGGGCACAGCGCTGGGCGGAGCTTGGCTCCTACCGAGATGTCTCCGAGCAAAGTAAGAACGCTATGTATAAGTTCAGAGGTGAGCTGAACCGCGTAGAGGACCTAGGCAGGATTGCTTTTAATGAGGGCTTGAATGTCTACCGGCATCTACCTGACCAAACTGGGATTGATGCAATGACCCGCTGGCGGAAAGGCCTGCCACTCCACACGCCGGATGCCGAAGGGCAGCGCCAGATTATGCAGCAGCTCCTGGACAAGGCGTATGTAGAGGCGCACACCTACAGACCAAGCCTGAACTTCCTAACGGACTACCTAGGCTCTATCTGGAAGAAGCCGCCGACTAACTCAGCGGTGCTCCATGAGAAATCCGCCCAGGTCATTAATGATGCGATGCTCAGCGGCGATAAAGGAATGCTCCGGAAGCGTGTCTTCGAGACAGTCGAAGATGGCATCGCAGCTGGCGGCGTCCCCGCTACAACGAATCCCTTTGAGATGGCACTCCTGAGCTGGGGCCGTCTGCAACAGTACATTCACGTGAACAAAACGCTCCTCCCTGAGATTAAGATGCAGGGGCGGCTCGCCCATGGGGGCCAGGAGCTAGAAGCTCTGAAGAACGCCGGCACTCTGACGGACCCAGTCAGAGTTCCAGATAACATCGTGTCTAGTTGGTTCGCCCGTCCGACGGCTACAGGTGGTATGGAAGTCCTTAAGGGACAGCCGTACTATATGCAACGTGGGGAGCTAGAGATGCTGAAGAACCACGTCAGCAGAGACTTTGTCCGACAGAACGTAGTCGGCAAAACCATCCTTGACTTGAAGAACATCTACACTCCGATTGAGCTCTTCGGTCCGTTCCACGCAATGGGCATAGTAGCGAAGTCGATGGCCATGGGCGTGAACCGAGGCGTCAATCAGGCTGTTAATGCTGGGATGATGCAGGGGAACCTTAGTGAGGCAGTCGCGGGCCTAGGGCAGCTCTTCAAGGGCCTGGCTGAGCCGTACCTCGCCTATAAGAATGGCCGAGCACTCCGCGAAGCCGGTGGCCAGACTATTATTGGTTGGCAGAAGTACCAGTACAGCCTACAGAACTTTCTAGCGACTCCCCAAGGGAAGCGCCTCTCTGCGGCTATCCCTAACATAGAGGACACAGTCGAGGCTATGCTTCAGGCTGGTGTGCGCTTCGACCAGAACCCACTGTATGCTACGAAGTGGCGGGAGAGCTTCCTTAAGAATAACTTTAACGTGCTAGAGGCGTTCCGGCAGCACAACTACCTAGAAGGTGCGGCTCGTGGCACCGTCGGCAACGCAGCCCTGGGCCCGCTGGCGCTCCTAGAGACGTTTACGTCGCCTCTGTTTCAGAGAGCGATTCCAGCGATTAAGCTCTTCGCGACTGCGAAGGAAATCAACGTCGAGCTGAAGCGGAATGCTCCGATGATTCAGTCTGGAGAGATTTCCAAGGAGAAGGTCCTTCAGACCGCAGCCAGGCGTGTCGATGATACGCTCGGGGAACTAAATTTTGATAACCTAAACGCCTCGAAGGGCTTTAAGAGTGCTCTGGCGATGGTAGTCCGGAGCCCTGGCTGGCGCGTCGGCATCATGAACATCATGAAGAACGCCGCTTATAACCAGGCTGCGGACTTCGTCGGCTCTGTGAAGAACCGCCGGGCGCCGTCTCTGGACCCGGACTTCTCACTCCTGATGACGATGCTCGGCGGAATGACCGCACTCGTAGGCGCTATTATTATGCAGGTCTTCGCCCATAAAGCGCCGACTAGCCCACTGGACTTTCAAGCACCGCAAATCGGTGGACTCGACAGCCGTGGCAAACCAAACCGCGTGGACCCGCCACTCTATAACAGAGACGTTCGGACGTTCTTTGGGGACGCCAGTGTTGGCCACCCTAAGGACATCCCGTTCGAGCTCCTCAAAGGCACCACTAGCTACCTCGTTGGCGGACAGACTGGCTTCATTACTAAGGGAGTCGAGGCAGCGAAGAACCGGACATTCGAAGGCGGTATGGTGACGGACCGGAGCGGCTTCTCTGGGCTCTTTGACAGGGCTGTGCACACGATTGCGCCGGTGCCGTTCTCTGTGACTGGCTATCAGAAGATGAAGTCCCAGGGCATTCCAACTGGTAAGGCACTGTGGCTTTCTGGGCTGGCTCTGAATCCGAGTGCTCGCGACCTGGACATGACTGAGGCAGAGAAGGTGCTCTCCACAGCGGACAGACGGGCAACCTATAACTTCGACGCCCGAGAGCTCACGAAGAGACATCTTACCCAGGCCATAGAGGGTGCTATCCGAAGCCAGCAATCCGAACAGCTCCCGGACCTGCAGAAGCAAGCGCTGACTCCAGATGCCAACGGCAAATCCTACCTGAGCTTCTCTGACGTGAAGAAAGCGTTCGAGAACGCTAATAAGCCCTACATAGTGCGTATGGCAGAGGGCAGTTCCGTCCGCCCTAAGGACCTCGTCAAAGCCTACATGGTGGCGACTCCGGAGGAACAGGCGCTCATCCTGCCGTATGTCTGGAGAGCTATTCGCAAAGACCCAGAGCAGTTCAAAGTGTTTTCGAAGTACCAGCAGAGCCGTCCTAAGGGAATCGAGGGGATGAATTGAGCTATAACAGACCAGTAGATATTTTGATAGGCCGTTACGAAGCGGGCCTTCACCGTGATGGAACCCACAGCAAGCATACTCTGACCTGGATGTGCAAAGCCCTCGAAGGCTTCTTCGCGGACCACCCCAGGGTGAAGCGCCCAGAGCAAATCCAGATTACGGATTCCGAGGACTGGCGCATCTCTAAGCTAGACAGCGGTGTCGCGTGGAACGTCGTTCGAAAGGACCTCTGTGCCGTAAAGGCGTTCTACAGCTGGCTGCGCCGTGAGCACGAGGACTACAGTAGCCTAGATAACCCTATCTATGTGCCTCCCCCTGCGCCAAAGAAAAAGACCCTAAGCATCGCCTAGGGTCTCATCAATAACAACTTCGGGAACTAAATCACCCTCACCAACTGGTAGAGATACTGCCGATGGTGAGGGTTTCGTTTTTCCACGTGCTCGATACCACCGCGTCCGCTCCGAAAAGAACTCCTTGTACAGGCTGTGGTTCAGGCGGTCTAGTCTGAGGCTCTGGTGCTCCATCCACGCTATCCAGGCCAACAGCACAAGGTCTATCGTCGAGCTCAGGCTTACGTTTAACCGTATCCATGAGCATAGCCAGACTAGCCGCTGCATGGTCGAGATGGCTGAGTCCGGAGTCATCATCAGGGGTTCCTTCCCAGAACCAAGCCAGCAGGTGGCGCATAGTGGCGCTGAACAACCGCGACACTTTGAGGCCGCCCATCCAGTTCCAGGTTCCGTACTTCTCTGCACCGAAGCCGAAGGCTCTTGCCATGCCCTTCTGAATTTCAGGAGGGTTTAGGAAGAGCTCTGGCTTTCCGGTGTCGAATTTGCTTCCGCGTTCTATAGGCACGTCTTTCAGTCGCTCCTTCTAGTTCTAGGTGGTGCTTAAGCCAGCGCCATCCCTTCTCTGACCTGCGGTCAGAGTTAGTCGTCCGACGACGCGTCAATGACTTCACTGATGGCCTTCCGCTCTCTGTCCCAGCGCCCGCACTCTTTGCACTGGTAGCGCCGATAACGGCACTGGCCCACATACGTGACCCCTCTGTATTGGATGTCGCCACCGCACGCCCCACAGGTGCTGCGGTCATCGTAGATGCGGACATGCGCCTGGTCAAACGGCCTGAGGGCCATGTAGAGAACTTCGAGCGCTTCAACGTCCTGCTTACAGTACTTCGCCATCTCGTGGATAGCTGTGACATCGCCGGACATACTCCGAAACCACCAGCCGGGCCAGTCATCGGGCTTCTCTTTGTGGTACTTCTTCACAGGCAATCTAAGGACATCCGTTAGGTTCTCTAGGCGGTTACTAGAGAAGTTAAAGGCGCTCCTAGCTATCATGCAGGTATCGCGCATCTTAGTCGGAGGGGGTGGTTGGAGGCCGTGGATAGCGCAGCGACCCTGGATGAAGCGCCTATCAAAGACGCTGGCGAAGTGCCCAACGAGGATGTCAGCTTCTTCCATTATCTCAAGAGCTGCCTTGAGGATGCCCTTGTCATTGATGGACTTCTTAGTGCTGAACCATCCTGGAAACTCGTCTACTGTGAGGCAGTGCGCGTGTTTCTCGCCGAGCCACTTATAACCAAAGTTCAGCATGAAGCCGAGGTCACTTCGTAGGGCGTTGACGCCTCCTGTCTCTATGTCGAAGAAAAGTATCTTAGGCTTTGTCTTTGTCATCGCTCCCTTTCTGGAGAAAAGCTAGTTTGCGTTCTAGGTAGTCTGCTGCACGCCGGAGGTGGTCGGGGTTGTCACCGAAGCGCTGAAGGCCGAGGTTGCATTTGAAGCAGAGGAGCCCTCGAACTGAGTTTGGCTTGCCTTTGCCGATGCGGTGGTCGTGGTCTACGGAGAGGCGGCGGCGCCTCGGGGGGCGCCCGCATATCCAGCAGACACCGCCGGAGAGCTTCAGCATCTCAGCGTACTGTTCGCCAGTGATGCCGTAGACTCGCAGGATGTATTTAGCATGTGTCATTGCCAGTCAGAGATAGGAACGAATCTCTGGACTTCAAAGCCTCCAAGGGCGTCCTCTGGAGTGTCTTTGCGAAAGAAGTTACTCAAGGGGGTTGACCAGATGCCCACTCTGACGTCAAGGCATCCGGCTGAGCGAGCTCGTAGCAGATTAATAAGAGCGAGCCCATAGCCGTTGTATTTGCGGCAGAAATCTGTGCCATGTCGAACTAAAGTAGTTCCTACTATGGTTGCAGCCTTTACTCTGCCATTAGGAGTAGTTAAGAACAGGTCTTCACTCATAGTTTTGCGTACCTCGTCTTGGGCCACTGCTGGGGTTGCTTCGTCTCAGAGCCGCCAAAGGTAAACCCCTCTCCCATCCATTCGATGGAACCATCGCGGTGTCGCTGAACGAAGAGCGACTCTAGGGGTTCACCTCTGCGGAGCTCAAAGCTCAGTTCCAGGATAGGCTCCGGATGATGTTCATTAGACTTACGAGTAACTTCGCAGACAGTATCCACGTCCCCAAAGATAGCGCTAGAGCCCCTGAGACGGTCACCGCCACGTCTAGGATTGTCTTCGGACTGCTTGCCGATGTGGTGAACCAGGACGATAGCGGTTCCGAAATCCTCAACCAAGTGGTCTGCCACTCGTAGGACGGCCCCCATCTCTTGGGCAGAGTTTTCATCACTAAGGTGGAACTTCGCCATCGGGTCGAGGACCGTAACATCAGGTTTTATCTCCTTCACAATGTTTGAGATATAGTCCCGTCCTTCGGGCGTGTCTAGGCGCATCGCGGTGTCTCGCGGCTGGATGAAGAGCTGGAGCCCCTCGGGGTCAAGGCCGGCAGCGAGTCCTGGCCTGCCTTCCTTGCCCCTGAGGCGCTCTAAGAGACCCTGTTCGCCCAGTTCTTGCTCTAGGTAGAGCACCCTCCAGGGCTGAGCTACAGGGAGAACGGCATGGCCGTTTTTGTAGGTCGCGTCGAAAACTCTCCGACCGCGAACGAGGTCTAGCATCATATTCAGTACAAAGAAGCTCTTGTTAGCCTTAGGACTGCCGGCGACTATCATCTTCCCGCCTACGGGCAGTATCCCGCGACCTATGATGTGGGCCATGGGCTTGTACTCTGTGGTGAGGAACTCACTGAGAATCTGGGCCACATAGCTCCTTAGTGCTTTGTGATTTTGGATGGTACTAAGTTTCCTAGGGGACCGCCGTCTGACTCAAGGCCGCTCATTGCGAGCTCCTGGCGCTCCTTCATACGGCTGAAGATGCGTTGGGACTGCTCCTGGGCTGTTTCGAGTTCGCTGGCGAGGAAATCAAAGAACCTGTAGCCAACTACGACGCCGTTCTCTGGGCTCATCTGGGCGCGCCGCACAATATAAACGTGGTCCTGGACCCCATCCGGAAAGTTATCCGAGGGGATTACTTCCCGCTCCTTAATGAATGTAACAGGTTCTTCGACACTGCGTACGTACAGAACATCTCCGAGTTTAGGCACTATGGCCTCCTTTAGGAATTCGTTAGTGTGCTTCGCCCCAGCTAGGGCCTTCTTTCCACTCTACTGGGATACTGAAACCGCCGAGCTCTGGCCAGGGCTGCGTCATAACAGCCGTGACAATCTCTCTGGTATCGTCTGCCACATCTGGTGGAACTTCTCCCACGAAGCTGTCGTGGACTTGGATGAGGATACGTGCGTGGTCAGGCAAGGCGCGGTAGTGCTGGACAATCTTCGCAACCTCGTCTTCGGGCCAACCGATGCGATGAAACAGCAGTCCAATAAGACACCTGAAGGTAATATCAGCGCCTGTGGACTGCGGTAGAAATGAGAGTGACTCTGTATAAGCCGAATCAGTGTAGAACCATCGCTTGCGTCCAAAAGGTGTAACCAGGTACCCGTCTTTCTTAGCACGCGCCGCAGTTTCCTGCTGCCACGCAACTGTCTTTTGATTGACTTGGCGCCATTTTTCTGTGAGGACCCTAACCTCATCGAGTGGGAGGTCGAACAGTCTTGATATTTTGAGAGGACCCATGCCGTAATTGCTGCCATGTCCGATGCGCTTAGCTTTGCCATAGGGAGCATCCTTAGAGTTGTCCTTGACTACGTCTTCGTATGGGATGTCAAAGAACTGGGAGGTAGTCCACTTATGCTCATTGAATCCTTTTTGGCTAAGCCGTTCAAGACGGTCGTAATCGTTAGCGAACCAGGCCGTGAGACGATTTTCAAGGGATGAGAAGTCAACATCAAAGATTCGCCAGTCACTGTGGCTAGGAACGTAGATGTATCGAGCGGACTCTGGGATATTTTGAAGGTTAGGGTCACTACTGCTGAGCCGTCCGGAAGCAGTACCGTGTACGTTGAAGCTTGCGTGAATTCTGTCGATTCCAAGGAACTCCTCCTTCGTAAAGGTGCTAGTTAATGAGGCGATGACCCGAAGTTCTTGCAGCGCTCGCAGAGCTCGCGTAACTTCTGCGGAGACAGCCTCACCTTGAGCTCGGATGTAAGCGGGTTTACCAGCCGCTCGTAACAGCTTCGGCAGAGCAGTTTTGTCAACGGTTGGCTCGTTTGTTTTAGCGTGAGTCTGCGGTGGTAGTCCGCGAGTGACATAGAAATACTCCAGGAGAATTTTCTGAGACTTCCA